ATCCATCAAATTTCTTTCTAAACTTTTGATAGTAAGTATCATTACCATATACTCTATATTCAGCATTACAATGCTTGGCGTATTCTTTTTTAACATCTACTAATCTTTGATAATGTTTTTTTAATTGCGTTTTAGTGAATTGGTGTTTTTCACTTAAATTAGGTTCGTTATTTTCTATATAGATACTATAGATTATATTTTTCATCATACCTCCATACTGTATCAAAGTCTTTATTGACCGTGTGTACTATTTTTGTTTCTTTTGGTACATAAAATTGTTTATCAAAGAAGTAATGCCAACGTTTATCTAACCATTGAACATTAACACTATTCATTCTTACTTTATATGAAAAGATTGTTTCATTATCATAACGAAACATATCAATAATATTTTGAGGATATAAATTATCTAATCCTTTTTTTCTTAATTTTGTCATTAAATCTATTGTATCTTTAAAATCACCAAAGAAATCTAATTTTAAAATTTGTTCTTTTGAAGCACCAATGATACCAGTATTGATAACATCATTATTAGGATCAAGTCCTTTATCAATAAGCATTGCTTGAGTATTATAATATTTTGCTGTAGGACTTCTAATACCATTAATTATTTCGTCAAGAGCAGTGTATTTGTTAATGTTAGTATTATTATTATAAACGGCAATATGATTTTGTAAATCCCATACATCAAAAAAGGAATCTTTGGTCACAGGTATAGCATCAAAATCTAAATATAAAATTTCATCATATTTTTTTGCTAGTTCATACAGTAAATGTATCTTGTAAAAATTAACTATTTCATAACCTGTTAGTTCTGGAAAGTCTTTAAGTAAGTTCTTTTCAAATGTTTGATAACGGTTATCATATTCATACATTATAAAAGGCACACCTATAGCTTTAGCATATTGATGTTTAGATATAATTAACCTCTCATAATGCTTTTTAAATGCGTTTGTGGTAATTGACGCTTTATCTAATGTATCATATTCGCATTTTGATTCACCAAAATGTTCTTTCGCAGGCACATCAACATAAATGCTATATATTACTCTTTTCATATTCCTCATTCTCTTATAAATATTACTAGACTATTTATTAGAGCATTATGGATACAATATTAAAAGTGATTGATAAGGTGACTATGGACAAACAAGTCAAGTCTATCATAAACTCAATCAACGATAACCAAGAAAAAAGCAAGAATTGGCTAGTGGAAAAGTCAATAGAATACTTTACATTTTTTGATAAACCAAAAATATGTATAGCAGCTGGTTGGTATGGTAGTTTAGCAGATAAATTAAAAGCACATATTGATAATGGAATTTTATCTTTTGATAAGGACCCACAATGTAAAACTATTGGAAAAAAATTATATAAAGGTGTTACCTTTGCTACTGCTGAAATAGAATACTTTAATTTTAGAACATATGATATAGTTATATGTACTTCTTGCGAACATCTTGAACAAAAGGTTATTAATGATATGTTGGAAAGAATAAAAAAAGGTGCATTGGTTATATTACAATCAAACAACTATACTCAAATAGAAGGTCATATTAATTGTCATAATAGTGTAGATGAATTTGAACAAACTTTAAAATTTGATAAGATATTATATAAAGGTAGTTTAAAACTAGATAAGTACGATAGATATATGGTAGTGGGAATAAAATGAAATACGATTTAGAAAGAATTAAAAAAGAATTATCAACATTGCCTGAATATGATTATCAAATATATTTACAAGGTGACACTAAAGATATGAATCCTATTGCGCCTACTATTGGTCAAAATTATTTAATTGTTGATGAAACTGAAAAAAACTTTAATATTCCACTATTTGATATACCATATATTAATTCAATTATTGAATTTAATAATCTTTTAAGAACAAGATTAATGAAAATGAAACCTAAAACTTGTTATTATTGGCATAATGATAGAACTAAAAGATATCATATTCCAATACAAACACACGAACATTGTTGGTTGTTATTAAATGATAAAAAGGTTCATTTACCTGCTGATGGTACGGCGTATGTTATAGATACAACACAAAAACATACTGCTTTAAATTGTTCAAAAGTAGACCGTATTCATATTGTTGGAGCATTTCAAACCCAGTCTTTATCTTCCATAGACGTTGATGACCAGTTATGTATGATTTAGTTATAACTTCTTTACCAGGAATGGATAAGGATAAACCAGCACCAGGTCCAGCATTTTTAAAAGGATTTTTAGAACCTTTAGGTTATAAAGTAAAAGTTATTGACGGTAATCAATATGATGATTTACATAGAATACATTTAGAAATTTCTCAATATAAATTTAAGTGGTTAGGTATATCTGTATTTTCATTTATGCAAAAAAAAGACGCTTTAAAATTGGGTGAAGAATATGATAATGTTTTATATGGTGGGTCAGGTGTAGATGTGAAATGGCCTCAAAAAAATTTTATAGTAGGAGAAGGTGAATATGCCTTATTAGAATTTTTAAAAGGCAATTTAGATTATCCTGGTATCAATGGAAAACCACCAAAACAAATAGAGAGTATACAAGATTTACCACCACCAGATTATTCGGATGTGGTTCATAAACACAAATATTCTACAGCTATTATTTCTGGTTCCAGAGGTTGCGTTAGAGGTTGCACCTTTTGTGATGTAGCAAGTATTTGGCCAATGTACAGATGGAAAACAGGTAAACAAATTGCTGAAGATATGCATAAAGTTGCTGAAGAATCAGGTTTAAAGAGTATTGGTTTTTCAGATTCTTTAGTTAATGGTTCTATGAAACATTTTAGGGATTTGTGTTCTTCATTAGCAAATAAAGAAAAGAAAATAAAATGGAATGGACAGTTTATTGTTAGAGGATCCAAAACATTTTCGCAACAAGACTTTGATAATTTAGCAAATTCTGGTTGTAGCCATTTAACTATGGGTCTTGAATCAGGTAGTGAAGCAGTAAGAAACCATATGAGAAAGAAGTTTACAAATGATGATATTGATTATTTTGTTAATAATCTAGGCGACAGAAATATTACAATGAAGTTTTTATTAATTGTAGGGTATCCTACTGAAACAGAAGAAGACTTTGAAATGACGCTGGAGTTATTGAGAAGGTATGGTAAGTATTCTCATTTAATAGGTGTTTCTCCTCATATGATGATGACTTATAAAAATACACCATTAGATATGGAACATAGAGAGTTATATGATGAGGATGGATTCCATTGGAAAAATGACATATCAAATTATGATATTAGATATAAGAGATTTATAAAAGTATTTGAGGTGGGTAAGGAAATGGGTTATAATTTCAACAAACACGCATTGGAAAAAATAGAGAAATTTAAGGCACAATACCAAAGTTAGTATTATAAATAGTAGTATGAATTTAAAAATGGAGATAAGCATATGATAACAATTGACAAAAAAGAGTATGATGAAACGAAGTTTAGTCCTGAATTACAGAATTGCATAGCAGTAAGACAAGAAATCCAGGTAAGCAAAACTAGACATTTAATTGAGATTGAAAAGATAGATGTTTTAACTAAATATTACAACGAAAAAATAGTCAAATTGATTAAAAAAGAAGTACCAGAATCCGAGAAAAAATAATGGCAGCAATAGCTAACTTAACCATAGACCAAGGCGCAACCTTTAGTTCAGACGTAACTGTAAAGGATGCTAATGGTAATCCGTTTAACCTGACTGGTTATACGGCAGCGGCGAAGCTGGCTAAAGGTTTTGCTTCCACAAGAACAAGAACTAATATGACTACTTCAATAGCGGCAGACGCTACTACAGGAGTAGTTACTCTCTCATTAACAGCAACCCAAACAAGTGCTTTGGATGCTGAGAGATATGTGTACGACCTTGAAATTACTTCTGGTGCTAATGTTACTAGAGTTATTGAAGGCATTATAACCGTAAGACCACAGGTTACTGTCTAATATACTATTATAAATATTCACAGGAGAGATATTGTATGGCAGATATTACAGCTACGGTAGGTAACAAAACTACAACAACAGCAAATATTAATGTAAATACTGGAGATGGTCCAGAATCGGTTTCGGTAACTTTACCATCTACTGTCGCAGTACAAAATTCTTCCCTAAAATTCGCTCTTCTTGGTGATGTTGAAACAACTAATTTAGATGATGGCGCTATGATACAATATAGAGCAAGTGATGGTAAATTTGTTACCAGAACGGAAATAGTTACAACAACAGGAACACTATTATTTAATTGTGGGAGTTTTTAAAAAATAGCATATGGCAACAGTAATACAGATAAAACGTTCAACAAGTACTTCAGCACCAGCAACATTAAAACTTGGGGAATTAGCATTTACTTATGGAACAGGAACTCAAGGTAATCTAGGAGATAGATTATTCATTGGGGAAGGTGGAGTTGATGGAAATGGTGACGCAAATAATATATCAGTTATCGGCGGACAATATTTCGCTGAAATGTTGGATCACGTACAAGGTGCATTAACAGGAAACGGTGCTGTAGTAGTAGATTCAAATAAAGCAATAGACGAATTCATTGTAGGTAATTCTACTAGTGTAGGTGGAACAGTAAAATTTAATGAAGGCACAAATAATGGTGCAAACTTTGTAGGACTTAAAGCTCCTAACTCACTATCAGCTACAACAACATTTGCATTACCAGGCGCTGATGGTTCTGCTGGTCAGTTCTTAAAAACTGACGGTGCTGGTAATTTAGAGTTTATGACTGTTAATCAATATATTGATTTAGCAGGTGATACAGGAACAGACCAATACAATACAGCTGAAACATTAACTTTCGCTGGTGGCGCAGGTATGGATACAGTTGTTACCGATAACAATGTAGAAGTTCAGGCAAACACATTAACAGATTCAAATTTATCAGGTAGTGCAGGAATATCAAATGCTAATTTAGCAAATCCTACAACAACAATAGGTAGTTCAGTATTAACTTTAGGTGCTACTGAAACAGATATTGCAGGATTAACTTCTTTAGTTATTGATGACATTACAATTGACGGTCAATCAGTTACAACAACAGCAGCAAATAAAAATATTAATTTAACACCACACGGAACAGGTACAGTTATCTTACCAAGTGGTTATGAAGATAGAGCAGGATTTCAAAATCAATCAGTTGCAAACAAAGCATACGTTGACCAAGTTGCTCAAGGGTTAGATACTAAACCATCTTGTTTAGTAGCAACAACTGCTAATTTATCAGCAACTTATAATAATGGAACAGCAGGTGTCGGTGCAACATTAACAGCAGATATTAACGGTGCATTTTCAGTTGATGATGTATCACCAAGTGTTAGTGCTAGAATTTTAGTTAAAGACCAAACAGACGCTAGCGAAAACGGTATTTACGTACTTTCAACTGTTGGTGATGGTTCAACTGATTATGTATTAACAAGAGCAACTCCAGAAGACCAACCATCTGAATTAAGTGGTGGTGCTTTCGTATTTGTAGAAGAAGGTACTATCGGTTCAAATAACGGTTATACATTTACACATACAGGTGCTCCAACATTTGGAACAACTGATTTAGATGTATCACAATTTTCTGGTGCAGGTCAAATTACTGCAGGTGCAGGTTTAGTTAAAGATGGTAATACGATAGATACAAATCCTGACAATAGTTCAATTGAAGTTGCAGGTGACCAAATAAGAGTTAAAGCATTAGGTGTAACAAGTGCTATGTTATCAGGTTCAATTGCAAGTAATAAACTTGCTGATCCTTTATATTTTGCTGATGAAACTTCAACACAAGGACAAGTAAGAGTCGGTGGTGTTTTAGAATTTTTAGCAGGAGAAGGAATTAATACTATTGCTACTGGTAATAAATTGCAAATTGTTGGAGAATTAGCAAGTACATCAAACATTGGTGTTGCTTCTTTTTCTACTGATAATTTTACAGTTACATCTGGTGACGTTGAAGTAACCACAGTAGATGGAGGAACTTTCTAATGTTTAATTGGATAAAAAAAATAAATAAATGGCTCGTTAAATCATACGATCCTATCATAAAACAAGAAACAGTATCATTAAAAGAGTTAAAGAAGAAAACCAAAATACAATTAGAGTCTATCGGTAGACGAATGGGAATTGAATTAGATAGAAGAATGTCAAAATTTAAATTAGTAAATAGAATAAAATTTAGAGCAAAATTAAAAAGGAAAAAGTAATCAATGGCAACAAAAATTAAACCATATCGTACAGAAGTAGCAACTCGTATTCCAGAC